AGGAGCAAACCAAACACTATTAAACCCTTATTTTATATGTATTTAATAACTGTTATTTTATCAGTTCCGATCTATTCTTATAGAAAGACTACCGGTGTTTTTTATTGGCTTGAAAATATAGAACTAGATGCATGATATACACGTATTAAAAAAAAGTATTGACTCTATAGTTGACTTCTATATTCTGGACACATCGAAACAATAAATAAAAGGAAATAACAATGCATACAATTATTAAAGATCTATCTTACAATGCTAAGAATAAAAACAGCAAGCCAGTCCCACGTATTTGGCTTGACGCTAAAGAGCTAAAAGCGTTTGACGTTAAGAAAGGTGATAGGTTCGATAAACTTATTTCAAATGGTATTGTAATTATTCGTTTCAATAGTGAAGGCAAAAGAAAAGTTTCTGGTACTGACACTAGACCGGTAATAGATATAAACGGTGCTTTTTTAGAACCATTCTTTAAAGGTGCTAAACAATACAAGGCTACATTTATTAGAGCTAATGAAACTCAATACTCAAATACTAATGATATAACTATTCAAAAGGTGGCTTAAAATGGATATGAATTTAATAGAAAAAATCAATATGCAATATGCTAGCGAAAAAACAGAACTATTAGAGCAATTAAAAAGTAAAGAGATTAGTAGAGAATTATATGAAAACTATTTACAGCAATTAGCACAAGCCTATAATATGGATATTGTAGACGCTACACTAGAAAATTAATTAATAGAAAGGAACTAATATTATGTTTAATGGGAAAATAATCAAAGCCGGTATGAACGCAAAAACAATTAAAGGTGACGGCTCAGAATTTGAAACGGCTATCTTTTACGGTACGCCTTTTAAGATGTTTATAGAGAAAGCCGGCAAAAAGCTGCAAGTCAATTCTTGTGCTTTTGCTGATATAGCTAAATGTTTTGAACCTTGTTTATATAAAGCCGGAAGGGGAAAGTTTTCAAGCGTACAAAAAAGCCGTACTGATAGAACTACTCTATTCTATACCGATAGAAGTTTATTTTTAGCTTTACTTGTAAAGGATATAGAAAAATTCGAAGTAAGGTGTATCAAGAATAATATAAAACCTTGCGTTAGGCTAAACGGCACTACCGATATACAATGGGAAAAAATAAAGGTTCCTAAATATGATATGAATATTTTTGAAATATTTCCTAATGTTCAGTTTTACGACTACACTAAAATATATAAACGTGACGTTTCAAATATTCCTAACTATCATTTAACATGGTCTTATTCACAAGCTAATAAAGATTATGCTAAAGAATATAAGACGGCTTTAAATAATGGTATGAATATAGCCGTAGTATTTAGAGATAAACTTCCTGCAGCTTTTTTAGGCTTGCCGGTTATAGACGGTGATAAAGACGACTTAAGGTTTTTAGATACCAAAGCCGTAGTTGTAGGTTTAAAGGCTAAAGGTGACGCTAAAAAAGACGTTTCCGGTTTTGTAATAGACATATAGAAAGGAACTAACAAAATGAAAATTAACATTACTAAAAGACAAGCACGACTTATCTATGATTTAATTGATATGGAAATAGACGATGTAAGAAAGGCTAATAAAGAAAGGCGATACGGTAAAACAAAACTTTATGACTATGCACGATATTTAAAAAGGCTAAAGGATAAAGTAAAGGATGAAGGCAATAGAGATTGTTACTATATATAAAAAGCTGCAACACCTGGAAAAAGCTGCAGGATATACTTTAGGCTTGACGTATCTATAAAAAACATTTAGGTGATTAGAAAAGAAAGGATAAAACAAAATGACTAAACAAGTAATGACAATAGACTATGATCAAGCCTTAGCATTAGTTAAGAAAAAGGATAAGCTAACACCGGAACAATATTCAAAAGAATTTTGGAAACTATGGAAACCTAAGAAAAAAGAAAGGATAGAAAAATGAGTGTGACAAAAATACAACACCTATATTTAGACATGGATGGCGTAATTGCTGACTTCTACACCTTACTTTCTGAATGGTTTAAAGTAGACCATTGGAAAGAGATTAAAACAAGAGAGGAAATACTTGAAAGATTAAAAGGTTCAAGTTTCTTTTCAGAAATACCGGTGTTCAGTAATACATATTTAATATTAGATATAGTTGATTATTATACTGAAGGTAATTGGTCTATATTAAGTACACCTTTAGAAGGTGACTTTGAAAACTCAGTTAAGCATAAAGATATATGGCTTGATAGAGTGTTAGAGCAAGCCGGAATAGAAACTATACGAACTAGAAATAGATTTTATAGTCATAAGAAATGGGAATTTGCAGAACCTAATACCGTTTTAATAGATGATAGACCACAAAATATAAACGACTTTATAAAAGCCGGTGGCTTAGGTATAAGGTTTCAAGCTAACGAAAGTTACTTATCTAAGCTAGTGCAGAAACTAGAGAAATTATATAGGTGAACCGATGGAACAATTTTTAATTTACTATACACTACTAATAGCGTTTATGCTTTTGCTGATGGTTATTGTAGTTGTGTGCGACCACATAAAATTAATGCGTCCCTTTTGGGAAATAGAAAAGAGATATAAAAAAGAGTTAGAAAGTATAAGAAAATAAAAAGCTGCAACCAGGTTTTTTGTTTGACCGGTGTATTTAATTAGTATAGAAAAGTAATAAGAGATAAATAACACTAGCTAAGAAAGGAAATAACAATGGCTAAATTAGATCACATAAAAGTTAATCACCTATCCTATAGGCTTGTCGATGCTAGACAGCGTAACGGTTCAGTAGGAACTACTAAGAGTAATAACATAGGATGGATGAAAGAAATAGTAGCCGTAAACGGTCACGACCCTAGATGTTTCTTTACTAAAAGGTTTATCACCATAGAGTCTAGACTAAAGCAAATACTAAACGGTCATATCTAATATGGCTTTAACTTTAATATTAATTGGTATGCTGATAGTAGTTTTTGCTTACTGCTATTGGCTATCCGGAGGGTTCAAGTAATGAAAACTATAGACTTAATAAAAATACTTTTAGAAACTGGCGACTTAAACAAGCCTATTAAATTCTACTCAATAGATAGCGATGAAGTAGGTGCAGAAGTAAAGTGTATTGAGTTTCAAGATATGCATAATACAATAGGCTATATTAATATAGAAATGAAAAAAGCTGCAGGAGATAAATCATGATCTGCTATAGTGCTTTTGATGGGTCTAGTTGTGTACAGCAAGCCTACAAAACTTTAGGTATAACTTTTGATGGTAGTAGAAATAAATACTACGCTAGTGAGCTAGACCCTTATGCTCAAGCCGTAACCAAATATAACTTTCCAAACACTATATTTTTAGGTGACGTTAGAAACGTAGACTATAACGAGCTTGCATCTAAACACGATGTAGATTTGATGGTAGCCGGTTCACCTTGTCAAGATCTTAGCTTTGCCGGTAAAGGCTTAGGCTTTAGTTCCGAAGGTAAACGGTCTAATCTTTTTTGGATATGGCTACAACAATTCAAAGCTGTTAAGCCTAGATATGTTTTAGTTGAGAATGTACGCATGAAAAAACAGTGGCAAGATATGATGTCAGAAGGTTTAGGCTTTGAACCACAAGAGGTAAACTCAAAGCTGCAATCGGCTCAGAATAGGGTAAGGCTCTATTGGTTTGGTAAAAGAGTAGGCGATAAGTATGTACAAGTACCTATACAAGACATAAAAGATTTAGGTATAGTCTTAGGTGATATCGTAGAAGATGAAGTCGATAGTAAATACTTAGCCGGTGATCACCTACAAAAAGGCTATAAAGGTGGCAACCAGTTGAACCCTAACTATAAGTCACAAGCCAATACTATACACGATTTAAACGGCAAAGCCGGTGTAGTATGTGCCGGTACGCATGGCTACGCTAACGGCTACGTCCAGAATGGATGTATACAAGTAGGCGAAACGGCTAATATAAAAGGCTACGATATTATTAAGAGGGTATACAGCGTTAAAGGTAAAGCACCTACGCTGACAACGATGCAAGGTGGTCATAGAGAACCTAAGATAGCCACTAGCGATAAGACTTGGCGAAAGCTGACACCGTTAGAGTGTGAGCGTTTACAAACCTTGCCGGATGGCTATACGCAATACGGTGACTTTGGTGGTGAGCAGTTCGATAAAGACGGTAACTTTATTCGCTACACCACAAAGCCTATCAGCAATACGCAACGCTACAAGATGATCGGCAATGGTATGACGGTTAGTATTATAGCTAAGATATTAGAAGGAATGGAGATATAATGAAAAAGCTGCAACCAGGTTTTTTGTTTGTACTGTTAGTAACGATTTGCTATGTATTAGATGTAACATATAACTATATATTTTAAAGGAGAGAAAAATGTTATTAAATAGAAAAATGGTAAAAGATCTTAGAGCAATATTAGATGATGCTCTTAACGATAATGAAAGTCTTAAACAGTTTATTGTTGAGATTGGTAGTGCTAACTTTAATGATACTGAAGTCACATTCAAAGTTAATCTAAGAATGAACGGTGCTAAGTCACAAAGCGAAAAAGACTTAGAGTTTTATGGTAACATGGATAACTTAGACCTTACCAAAATAGCCAAGCTTGACGGTAAAGACTTCAGCTTGTCCGGTTTTAGACGCAAGGCTAGAACTAAGCCGTACCTCATTCAAGACTTGAAGAATGGTGGTGAGTATATCATTACTACCGATACAGCTAAAAGGTATTTTGGAAAGGAGGTAGCGTAATGAAAGCTATATTGATAGACCCAAAGGCGAAACAAGTTATGCAGATAGATTATAGTGGAGATTACCGACACATCTATGAGCATCTAAGTTTCCAAAACACAGAGGGCATGACGCATAAACCTAGAGCCTTTGATGTGGTTCGTACTCCAACCGAAGGGGATGGTATCTACGTAGACGATGAAGGATTGTACGCACCGGCAGAGGACAAGCATTGGTATAACATAAAGTATAACGATCAAGATATGATGTTAGTAAACCGGAGTCTTGTTATTGGATGCGATGACGAGGGTAACAGTAAGGATTGTGTTTCTACTGTAGAGGATATCAGAAGTCGCATAACGTGGGGAATACCAAAAACGTGGAGCATGGCTAGTGCCTAAGACGTATTACAAAAAGGTGAAGATAACAAAGCCTCGTAATCCTGTGTTCATACGCAAGGCAACCATGTCTATAAACGACAAGCGTGAAAAGGTTGCCAAGCGTAGGCATGAGCATGAGATTTTCCAGGCAAAATTATTAAGAAAGGAATTGAAAGATGACTGAGTTAATTATAAAAAAGTTAATATGGGAGCAGTGTGGATTTACTGAGATTAATGGCATATTTAAATTTAAAGACTGTCAACATTGTGGTGACGAGTGGGAGTATCAATGCTATGAGTGTGAAAGAGAAGAGGAGGATATGAGACATGGATAATAATAAAGATTGGTTTGATAAACATATTATTGTAGACTTTGGTGACTTCAATAATAAAGAAGATAAAAAGAAAGCTGACGATCTAAAAGAAAAGCTGCGAGAGAAACTAGAAGAGGAGTTTAGAGATGACAAGAGAAGTTAAATGGGCGATACTCTTTACACCTTTTGAAGAAGAGGATACTGAGTATGTTAAGGAAGGATGTGGAGCAATGTGGACGCAAGATAGTCCGGTGAAGGTGTTCGATACATATGAAGACGCTAAGAAAGAATGTGCTAAGTGGAACACTGGAGAGATAGTGCGATGGGTAGGAGAACAATATGAATGAAGAAGAACAGCAAGAGGAACATAGTTGCGATGACAACGCAATCTATTATGAGTTTACTGAAGATGGTCACAGATATCATGGGTATGAATGTGGTGTTTGTGGTGAGCATTTACAATCAGGATAGGAGGACACCATGAATGATAAAGTAAAAGAAGAGGCACTAAAGCAAGCGCAGGAGGCTTACATAATATTCCATAAGTTTCTAAAATACTTTGGCTATACTATGTTGTTTCTGATATTCTTGCTGTACCTAAATGATTTCTTCAATGATCCTACAGCGAGTAGGCATCTACCTGAGGAGATAGCAGATCAATATGACCCAAAGGGTCTTAACATAAGGAAAGGAATATAGATGAAACCATATCATAACAAAGGCTTTGGCATGGCTTTCTTTGTAGTGTTCTTATTGCTCATACCTTTACCCATACTAGGACTGTGGGCAGTAGATGGTCAAGATTGGGTTGATAGGTTTACAACCAAATACTTTTCCCCTTGGCAGTCCGAATGTTGGGAGACATCTAAACATGAGAGAGTGTGCAAGGCAGATAACAACTGTAAATTTTGGAGGAACTTTTGCCATGAAGAATAATAATGATGATGAAGGTATAGCTCTACTGCTCACTATAGCCTTAGCTATAACCTTAACTATGGGATTGAACGCAGTTGTTCAGCTTATCCTATGAGTAAATGGGCATATATAATAATAAAGGTGGAGCATGATGCGCCCAATACAGAGCTAATCGCTAGAGAATGTGATTGGGACATAGAGCATGAAACTATTATTGATGCTAAGATAGTGGGTTACGTTGAGCATGATCCAGAGTTTGACTATGAAGTATTACATTAGAGGAGGTGGCAATGGATGAAATGAATCTTATAGATCCAGAGTTTGATAATACAGAGGAGGAGGATAAACAAATTATAAACGAGTTTAAGGAGATAGCTGATGTTATTAGAGACAGCACTGATGTGCATGGCATTTAACATATATCACGAGGCAGGGAATCAATCCATGATAGGACAGATGGCTGTAGGTCAAGTAGTTCTGAATCGTGTAGCCGATAACAGATTCCCGGATACAGTTTGTGAAGTTGTTAAAGAGGCTGTAACATATAAGAATACGAACAAGCCAGTTCGTTGGAAATGCCAGTTCACCTGGTTTTGCGATGGCAAAAAGGATGAACCTAACTTTAACAGTAGGACTTGGAGTCTGGCATTAGAACACGCATCTATTCTGTTGACCAAGACTATTGTGCTTGATATAACAGAGGGAGCGACTCACTACCATGCAACCTATGTGCGTCCTGCATGGGCAAAGACTAAGACTAGGACGACACGAATTGATAAACATATTTTTTACAGATGGGAGAAGTAAATATGACAGAAGCACAGATTGATTATATATTTTGGAGATGTATAGACATACTAAATTACATTTGCAGCATAACTGGTTTGTCTTACGAACTCTTAAACATATTAGTTTTCGTGATAGGACAACCGGCTTTAATACTATTGTTCTATATACTGTGGAGATTTGAGAGAGGAAGGAGAAGAGCATGGAGATAGTAATATATACTTGGGCATTTATCTATGCTATAATACTGCTAGTTGGATTTATCACTAGCGTTATGAGAGTTAAGAGGTTGAACGATGCAGACAAGTAAAGACATAAAGACTATGCTGTCTTTAGCTGACTACTACCTAAATTCCCCCCAGTTTTTATCGCTGAGGGGGAGAACTCAGAAGGACTATGAGTATGTCATATCAAGAGTTATGGCTACACCTATAAGGCATGGCAAGAGTCTAGGAGAGTTAAAGGTGGATAAGGTAACAGTTTCTGATTGTAAGACAGCGTATCAACAATGGCTAGATCGTGGAGTCAGGACAGCTAATATGTCTGCTACTTTAAGTTCTTTACTATTTAATCTAGCAGAGGAGTTTGAATTGGTTAGCCGTAACCCAATGCGTAGCGTCAAGAAGATGCAAACCAAACCACGCAAGGTTATGTGGACAGCCGATCAGGTTAGACTCTTCTGCGACACGGCTTACGCAGAGTATAAGTGGAGAAGTATAGGTCTTATAGTTCAGATGGCATACACGTTTGCTCAAAGGATAGGCGATATGCGTTCACTCAAGTGGGATAGTATAAACTTTGACGAGCGTAGACTAGACTTAGAGCAATCAAAGAAGAGAGCAGAGGTGCATCTTCCTATTAATATAAACATGTTTAGGATGCTAGAGCAACAGCATAAGGACTTTGGTTTCCAAGAATTTGTTGCACCTCATCCCTTTCCTAGAAGTGGTAGCTATGTTAACTACAACGATAAAGAAATAAGCTATATTGTAAACCAGATAAAGGAGAAGGCAAACCTACCAAAGGAACTGACAGCTATGGACATGAGAAGAACAGCTATAACAGAGATGGTTGAGGCAGGAGTAGACACCACTCAGATCATGGCTGTGTCTGGACACAACAGTCCAAACTCAATGCGTCCATATATTAAGCACACATTTAATTCGGCAAGTAATGCACTAGACAGAAGGGAGAGTTATAAGGATGCCTAGCATACCATCACGTAATTTTTTAGAAGGTATTAACGTAAAGGAAGGAGAATCACTCACATTAGATTGTCCTAAGTGTAATGGAGTAAAGAAGTTTTCTATTAGCAATCAGGAAGGCTTGTTGTTATACAACTGTTACAGAGCCTCTTGCGATGTTAAAGGTTCGTACATGACAAATATGTTAGCTGATACGATAAAGAAAAAGCTGCAGGGTGTTGCAGAAAATAAAACACCAGAGAAGTTCATCATGCCAGAGCGTATAACTGATGGCAATAACGCTTACGTTCAGCGATTCAAAAGACGATGGGATCTGTCGATAGATTTACTATATGACTGTAAAGACTCACGAGCCGTATTTCCTATCTACAGTAACGGCAGACTCGTAGATGCGATAGGACGAGCCTTATATAATAGTCAACCTAAGTGGTACAGATACGGTGGTGACGCTAAACAGTACACACATAGGATTTCTGATTGCAAAAGTGTGGCTGTTGTGGTAGAAGATTGTGTATCAGCTACAGTGGTGGGAGAAACTATGGTGGGTATAACTGGTGTGGCTTTGCTTGGAACAAATTTAATGAGAGAGCATAAAGAATACTTGGATACATTTGACAAAGTAATAGTCGCTCTTGATCCTGATGTTATAGGCAAGACGATTGAGTATACCAAAGAGTTAAAGAGTTACTGTGACCCTTCAGAAGTGTATGCTTTACACATTGAAGACGATCTAAAATACAAAAGAGAAAACGACTTTAATCAACTAAGGAGGCTTATCAATGGTTAGATACTGCAGGGATTGTAAAGAGGAGCTAGACGTTACTACTAATTGGTCTGGGTCTTGTAGGAAGGCTCGTGTTTATAGATGTAAGAGATGTCATGCTGATAATCAAACAAGCTTTAATCATATACACGCTCCTAGAACTAACAAGTTAAGAATGTTTGTTGATGGCAAGTACATATCAAGAACACATCCATTATACAAACCAGGAAGATATAAAACTTTTAACGATGCAGCTTTCTCTTCTTTGGTTAATTATGTGTTGTCTACTGAGGGGGAGGTGTACGTGCTTAGGAATCCTGCGTGGAGTAATTGGTACAAGATAGGTAAAGCTATTGAGTCTGTGGATAGATGTAATCAATATCAAACAGGTAGTCCTCATAGGGATTACACGTTAGTCACCTATAAAAAGTTTAAGCATAGAGGTGTGGCAGAAAAGATGGCACACTCGTTGGCTGAGGGTTTAAGTCGTAAGAGAGCTAACGAATGGTTTTATATAGAGAATTTAGAGAAGGAAGACTTTGACAAGATGTTAGGTCTTATTGATGGGTTAATAGAGGAGAAGATACAGAATGATAGAACTAGCACTAATTAGAAGCCTTATGCAACGTGACTTCTACGAGGATCACAAAGGCAGTAAGTGTCCTGATAAACTATTTAGTAAGGACATTAGAAAGATAAAGAATACTCTTGATGAAACTATGGGTAAGTACGAGAGAGATGTAACACTCACAGAACTACAAGCGTTATTCTTTGCTAATAATGGCACACTGACATCAGCAAATAGAACATCCTTTGAGATATTGTTTAGCAAGATAGCTAAAGAAGAGGCTATGAATAACGAGATAGCCAAGGAAGTATTGTCTAAGTTGTTTCAGCAGATGGTTGGGGAAGAGGTAGCTAACCTTGGGTTTGACTATGTGAATGGCACAAAGAATAATCTTGAGCCTTTACGAAACATACTTGACAACTATCAGGATGACTTCACTCCTAGTTTTAGATTTGAGGGAGATGACATTAGTTTCGATACTCTGGTTGATCACCTTAACTTAAAGTTTCAGTGGAAGTTTAACATACCCTCGCTGTGCAGACGAGTAGAGGGTCTGAGTGGTGGTCACTTTGTTATAGTAGGTGCTAGACCCAACACTGGTAAGACATCCTTCCACGCTAGTATTCTAGCCTCTGAGGGTGGGTTTATAGATCAAGGTGCAAAGTGTGTCGTGCTGTGTAATGAAGAGGCATACAAGCGTGTAGGCTTGAGGTATCTGTACTGCAAGTCTAAGATGTCTAGCGATCAGGTCTTAGAGAATAGGACGATGGCACTGAAACGATACGAACCCATCAAACAGTTGTTGTCTATTAAGGATGCGACAGATAAAAACATGGATTACGTTGAACAGCTTGCTAAAAGTGTTAACCCTGACATAATTATACTTGACATGGGTGACAAATTTGCAACAGCCGGATCAGAAAGATCAGATATTTATCTCAAAGAGGCAGCAATTCACGCAAGAAACATTGCCAAGAAGTATGATTGCGTTATAATTTGGATGTCCCAACTATCAGCAGAGGCTGAGGGTAAGATAAATGTTAATCAATCTATGCTTGAGGGTAGCAAAACTGGAAAGGCAGCAGAAGCAGATTTGATGTTACTACTTAGTAAGAACCCTGACATTGAAGGGCAGGATAGTAATGATCCTCAGCGACACATCCGGTTAGCCAAGAACAAACTAACAGGGTGGCATGGTACGGTGCATGTAGAACTAGACGTAGAAACAGGAAGGTATTCAGCATGAGTGAGTGGCAATATGTTAGAACTAATAGTAAGGGTGAGCCTATATTTAGAAGGGATACTAACGAAACAAAGGAGTTTGTTGACAGTTTTTTAGATGAGAGAAACATCCCTTATCAATATCGTGAAAAGCCATTTATGTATTGGATAACCAACGATGAAGGCAAAGACTATGCGTATTTCTACACCACAGGAAGATGGTGTAAAAGAGTTAATAGAGGCTACCCAAAGATGCACTATCAAAGTAAGGGCATAGAAGACTTTTGCACTAGGTTTTTAAATAAATTTGTGGGGCAACCATTTAATAAGAAGGAAGAAAATGAAGATAATACTTGATGTAGAGAACACAACAACTAAGCGTGATGGTAAGTTACATCTAGACCCATTTGAGCCTGATAATTCTTTGACACTTGTGGGTGTACAGGATTGGTTGTCTGATGAAAGCACTGTGTTTGTGTTTGACCACAAAGAAAAGACAATAGAGGATGATGAATCAGATAAAAAGCTTCAAAGAGTTCTTGACAACACAACATTACTAATAGGTCATAACCTACAGTATGATCTTCAATGGCTTTGGGCATGTGGTTTTAAGTATGAGGGGGATATATTCGACACTATGCTAGGTGAATACATACTACAGCGAGGTCAGAAGGAGTCTGTTAGCCTTGAGAACTGTGCTATTCGCTACAACCTTGATATGAAAAAGTCTGATACACTCAAAGACTACTTTAGGCGAGGCTTTCAGACAGACGAGATACCTCTTGAGGAGTTGTCAGAGTATCTTAGACAAGACTTAATGGTAACAAAGGCTCTATTCTGGCGACTGATGGAGGAGTACGACAAGCCTGAGTCCAAATCTCTAGTAAATGTTAGGGATCTTACTAATGAAGTATGTAAAACGCTGACTAGAATGTACATGAATGGGTTTAAGATAGACAAGGAAGCCTTACAGATAGTGCGCTCTGACTTTGAAGAGGAACTAATAGCCATAGAAAGACGCTTACAGGATCAGGTTAGAGAGTTGATGGGTGATACACCTATAAATCTTAACTCTCCAGAGCAGGTTAGCCAGGTTATTTATTCAAGAATACTGTACAACAAGAAAGAATGGGCAGTTGCTTTTGACTTAGTGGAGGGAAAGGAAGAGTTTAAACAGGCTGTCAAGGATAATAGTGCCATGATGGTCAAAACAAAAGCTAGTGTGTGTCCTACATGTAACGGTAAGGGAAGAATAATTAAAACTAAAAAGGATGGTACACCTTTTGCCAAGCCAAACAGATGCCCTGAGTGTGATACGAGAGGGTACAAACTTAAAAAGCTACGGCACATGGCAGGTCTTGGGTTCTTCCCACCGTCAAAAGAGTGGGTGAGTGCCAACGGTTTCTCTACGAGCAAGGGAAACTTAGAGCATCTTATAAATATAGCTAAGACAAAAGAGATGAATACAGCAGAAAGGTTCTTGACAGACCTAAAGAGACAGAGTGCTGTGTCCAGTTATCTCTCTTCCTTTGTTGATGGCATAGAGCATTACACAAAAGAGGATGGCTTCCTGCATGTTACCCTGACGCAACACGTTACGGCTACAGGACGTTTCAGTGGACGCAACCCTAACATGCAGAACATGCCTAGAGGTGGTACGTTTCCTGTTAAGAAGGTGTTTGTGTCTCGTTGGAATAGTAAAGAGTTTGGTATGAAGGGTAAGATACTTGAAGCTGACTTTGCACAGCTAGAATTTAGAGTTGCAGCTTTATTATCGCAGGACAAAGTAGCGATGAAAGAAGTATCTACAGGTTTTGATGTTCACTCCTACACGGCTCAGATCATCACTGAGGCAGGACAACCTACGTCCAGACAAGAAGCTAAGGCACACACCTTTGCGCCTCTATACGGTGCTACAGGATACGGTAGAACAAAAGCTGAGGCTGAGTATTACACACACTTTATGGATAAGTATAAAGGTATAGCTAAATGGCATAAGAAACTAGGTGATGAGGCTATCAACCTTGGTAGAATAAAGATACCCTCAGGTAGGCAGTATGCTTTTCCTGACGTAGAGAGAAGGGCGAGTGGTACTCCAACCCACTTTACCATGATAAAGAACTACCCTGTTCAAGGCTTTGCTACAGGTGACATAGTTCCTATTATATTATTAGAGATGGAGAAGCGTTTGAGTAACGATAAGTTAAAGAGTGTTTTAGTAAACACAGTGCATGACTCTGTGGTGTTGGATGTTCACCCACTAGAGGAAGAAGCTGTTTTAAATATTATCAAAGATGTTAATGACAATCTTAAAAGGATTATCGAAAAGCATTATGATATAGAAGTCAATGTTCCTATGTTATTAGAATCAAAAATAGGTGATAATTGGCTTGACGTTAAAGATGTATTCTGATAAAATTCAATTTCTAAACAGGAGTAATATATGGAAAATGCATTAGAAGTAATTGGTAAGTCCCCTGCTGATCTAGCAGAGTTAATGGGAATGTCGAACACACCTGCAAAAAGCACATCAGCTTTAGCAGAGGTGAAGCAAGTACATCAGAATGTGATGGGTACAAAGGAAGTGGATGGCGAGGCTATGGAAGTAGCCATAGTAAAAGCAGGTGCTTTCTCTGTAACTTTCCCTGACGATACTGTGTACTACAGTGATAAGATAACTATACGATCTTTCATGCAACGCTTTCAGTGGCAGAGGTATGACAAGAACTTCACAAGACCTGATGGTGGTGAGGGACGTATGTTACGAACAGTAATGGCAACGTCTTTGACAGGTGATCTGAAGGACAACTACGGTGGGTTTAACTGTGGTAGACCAACAGGTTATATCAAGGATTTTAAATCGTTGCCACAAGAAACACAAGACCTTATGAGAGCAACCTCTAGGTTCAAGGTTCTCTTTGGTCTGTGTACTCTCGACAAGGCTAAGGATGCCGATGGTAAACCTGTGAAAGTTAAAGAGTTTCCTTTCCTGATGAGGATTAAAAACAGAGATAGCTTTAATGCTATAACTGATATGTTTAATCAGATTCAGCGAAAGAATAGGCTTCCCATTCAACACCTGTTACATCTTGGGTCAGAAGTAAAGAGTATTCCTAGTGGGGCAACTTATGCTGTTTTGAAGCCTTCACTAGGTAAAGTAGTAGACATCACCACTGACGATCAGGAAGTGTTGAACAACTTTGTCGAGTGGGTAGAATCTATGAACTCCATTACTCTCAGCAAGTGGGAAGAACATCGTAGACCTGAGGAACTCTCCGATCAGGAAGACGATATTGTTTCTAACATTGTTGAGATAGAGGAGTAGTAGATGAACCATCCTGCAGAACTGGCGATCCATTCTTTCCTTCAAAGCGTTATGTCAGGTAAGGCTAGGGTGGATAGTTCTATACTTGATGCAGTAGCTAATGATGTGAAAGAGTCATTGGATCGTCAATTCTCAGGGGGAAAAAGAAAGTTTAAACTTCGTATGTCTAATATAGGACGTAAGAAGTGTCAGCTTTGGTTCGATAAGAATCAGCCTGAGGAAAAGCTTTCTGACTCCCCCTACTTTCTTATCAACATGATACTAGGGGATATTGTCGAGGCTGTCTTTAAAGGGCTATTGAGGGCAGCCAAGGTAGATTTTGGTGATAGTGAACAGGTGACACTAAAGCTAAAGGACATGTCTGTTGATGGAACGTATGACCTTGTATTAAATGGAAAGGTTGACGATGTTAAGTCAGCCTCTCCTTGGGCATATGAGAACAAGTTCATAGACTTTGAAACACTAAAAGGAAAAGATAGCTTTGGCTATGTATCTCAGCTTGTAGGATACGCAAAAGCCAAGGGTGTTCCTGTTGGTGGATGGTGGGTTGTTAACAAAGCAAATGGAAACTTTAAATACGTTAGTGCTAGTGGCGTAGATGTTAAAGAAGAAATGGGTAAGATACAAAACACAGTAGACTATATAAATAATGACGAGCCATTTGAGAGATGCTACGAACCGGTAGCTGAGACTTACTATGGCAAACCTAGTGGTAATATGAAGCTAGGCATTGAGTGTAGTCTATGCTCGTACAGAGAAAAGTGTTGGGATAATCTCCAGGTTCTTCCATCAAAAGTTTCTAGGTCAGCAACACCACCCTTGATAAACTATGTAAAGTTAGCTGATGCCCAAGATACAATTTAGGAGCAAGTTTGAGGAGAGCGTAGCCAAAGAGTTGCGCCTCCTTAAACAGAGGATTCGATATGAAAAGATGTCAATCAGATACGCAGTACAAATGTTTAGACTCTATAAGCCTGACTTTGTTCTTAACAATGGTATTATTATTGAGGCAAAAGGGTGGTTCAGATCAAGAGACAGAGTAAAGCATTTGTTAATACAGGAGCAGTATCCAGAGTTAGATATACGCTTTCTATTTCAGAACGCATACAACACTATTAACAAAGGATCAAAGACTAGATACTGTGATTGGTGCGACAAGTATGGATTTAAATGGACAGATAAGGAGATACCTAAAAAATGGTTGACAGAAAAGAAGAAGCGAATACAACTAGGAACACTGAGCAAGTGGAAGTAGATACCGTAAACAGTCCTCCACACTATACAACAGGAGGTATAGAGTGTATTGACGCTATGAACGCTATGGCAGAAGGTGCTAACGTATCTTCTTTTGTTTCGTACTGTTGGTTAGCTACTTTTAAATACGTTTGGAGATGGCATTACAAAGGCAAACCTATTGAGGACTTAGAGAAAGCTAAGTGGTATATCCAAAGGATGATAGATAAGCTTAAAGAAGAGAGGGAAGATGAAATTTAAGATAGTAGCAGAGGTAGAGATAGACGATGAGTCAAGTCATCTCCCTGTAACCTGCGATGCAGCATCTAAGAAAAAAGAAGGTGAAAAAGTTGTATCTGATATAGTTAAAGATCTTCTCTACGACATTGACGACATTGAAATTAACAGCATAAAGGTAACAAGAATATGAACGACTATCAAAAATTTATAGCTATATCTAGATACGCTAGATGGCTACCAAACGAAAACAGAAGAGAAACATGGGAAGAAACTGTCAGCAGGTATGTTGACTTTATGTCGTTAAAGGTCAAGGGACATCTGCCCATACCACAACTAAAAGATGCTATAACTAAGCTAGAAGTTATGCCTTCTATGAGAGCGTTGATGACAGCCGGACTTGCGTTGGAAAGAGATAATACAGCAGGGTATAACTGTAGCTACCTACCAGTAGATGACCCAAAGTCTTTTGATGAGGCTATGTATATCTTATTGTGTGGTACAGGTGTTGGCTTCTCTGTAGAGAGAGACTACGTTAACAGGCTACCTGATATACCTGAGGGACTAGAGCCTGTTGATACTGTCATAAAAGTACAAGACAGTAAAGAGGGTTGGGCAAAGTCTTTACGAAAACTTATAGGGCATCTGTATATGGGAGAAATACCTTCATGGGATGTGTCAGACGTAAGACCTGCAGGAGCTAGACTAAAAATATTCGGTGGTAGGGCATCAGGTCCTGCACCTTTAGTGGATCTTTTTAACTTTACTGTGTCTCTATTCAAACACAATCAAGGACGTAAACTATCAAGCTACGACTGTCATAATATGATGTGCAAGGTTGGGGAGGTCGTTGTGTCAGGAGGTGTTAGACGTTCAGCTATGATTAGTCTGTCTAACCTTTCTGACGGACGTATGCGACACGCTAAGTCAGGACAATGGTGGGAGACAGCACCACAGATGGCACTATCTAATAACTCTGTAGCCTATACACAGAAGCCTGACGGAGAGACATTCCTGAGAGAGTGGGTATCTCTCGTTGAGTCTAAGTCAGGAGAGCGTGGTATCTTTAATAGACTATCAGCAAAGGAGCAAGCAAAGAAGTTTGGCAGGAGAGATCCTAACCATGAGTTTGGCACTAATCCTTGTAGTGAAATTATACTTAGACCCTATCAATTCTGTAACCTTACAGAGGTTGTAATACGAGAGAAGGATAAGTATGATGATCTAAAAAGAAAGGTAATGCTTGCCACTATACTTGGTACAGCACAATCAACGCTGACTAAGTTTCCTTACCTGCGTAAGGTGTGGAAGGATAACACTGAAGAGGAAAGACTACTAGGTGTTAGTCTTACAGGCATAATGGATAACGAATTAACAAGTGGGAAAAAACATGGGCTTAAAGAAACCCTCACTAAACTCAGAGAGGTTGCAGTTGAAACAAACAAAGAATGGTCAGCTATCTTCGGTATTCCACAAAGCACAGCAATTACGTGTGTCAAACCAAGTGGAACGGTATCGCAACTTGTTGATTCAAGCAGTGGCATACACCCTCGTCATAGCTCTTTTTACATTAGGACTGTGCGTGGTGACAATAAAGATCCTCTCACTCAGTTTATGATTGACAGCAATATACCTAGTGAACCAGACGTAATGAAGCCAGATACACAAACGGTGTTTAGCTTTCCTATGAAGTCACCTCGTAAATCAGTGATGAGGGACGATATGACAGCCATAGAACAGCTACAAACGTGGCTCACATACCAGAGGCATTGGTGTGAACACAAGCCGTCAGTGACCATCTCTGTGAGGGATGACGAGTGGATGGAAGTAGGTGCGTTTGTATTTAACCACTTTGAAGAAATGTCTGGTGTGTCGTTCTTACCACACTCCGATCATGCTTATCAGCAAGCACCCTATCAAGAGTGTGCAGAAGAGGTATACAATGAGTTTAGCAGTAAGTTCGGACATATAAATTGGGATAAGTTTCAGAGCTATGAGAAGGAGGACAATACACAGTCCTCTCAGACATTTGCTTGCTCTGGTGATTCATGTGAAATAGTAGATATAGGGAGTTAGTAATGAGTGCGTTTGTAATATATGCCACAATATTCATAAATGGTATAGTCAGTGTAATAGAATATAAAGGTGAACAATTTGTAGACCAAGATAAATGTTTACACTATTTAGTAAAGGAGAATAAACACATTAACGAAACATTAGATAAGCATCTAAAACAAACGTACAGAAATGGTGCTAGTGTTTTATACATAGGATGTTCAGAACGTGGTAACTTTACAGGTCAAAATGAAACCATATGAACAAGGATACAGCGTCTTTGTGAGAGGTAAACTCTCTGAGGGGACAAAGATGCTGAGAGGTAATCCCTTTCACCTTGGAAGTGTAGCTTCTAAAGAATGGGAACGTGGCTTCAACGCTGCGTATTATCGCAACTGGGGGAGGCAATATGACTTCAGCGAGGAGAGAAGCAGAAAAAGCTTTCAAAAAAATGGAGGTAGATATGGAAAGTGAAATAGGTCTTGAAGATATGGCAAAACAGATCAATGAGTTGGAGGCACAACTTAATGATATGAAAAAAGCTTATCGTGAAAAAAAGATGGCAGGTCTTAAATCTGCTATGGAAGCACGTAAGTCTGCCGATGAAGCTGTACGAGAAGAGTTAAAAGCTCTTGGAGTTACAACATCTTCATGGACATCAGATCCATTTAAATTATATACCAAATGGTATTAAACTTTTGGGGGAGCTTAGTCTCCCCTAATTTTTTATGTCGTCTTTGATTACCTGTATACCGGCTTCCATAAGTTCAACCTCTTCCAAAGTCATATCCCTTATAGCTGTATTTATATCCATTATACGTCTAGCTTTTCTGAAGATAGTACCCTTCACTCTGTCTAGTTTTTTCTTTCTATAGTTTAAACCTTGCTCCGTATCAGGCTCATATGTAATAGTTTTTGTTATGGTAGCCTTAACACCTTTTAACATTTCGTCTGCTAGAAGCCTCTTAGTGGCTATGTCCCCTCTCATAAACTTTTTATTCTTTAATAATAGCTCAGACTCTTGTTCTAACAATGGAGTCATAACCTTGTTTACAAAGTTGTCATGCTCAGGGATACCAGAGTACATGCTAACTTTCCAATCAGGTAGGTTGACCATACCAAACACCATGTTAGCAGCCGTTCTTGGTTGCTTTATCTTAAAGCCTGTCATGCTTCTTATAGGACTAGGATCAAATACCTCTCCCTCTCGTACACCAACACGTAACTCTTCTCCCATAAGTTTGCCACTCAGCATCTCCACTATGTTGTCTACATAACGACTAGCATTAACGGTTAGCTTCCCTAAACCGTCTGCCTGTCGTCTATCTATAGCTGTGTCAGTGCCTGAAGCCATACCTATAAGCCTATTTACAGGGTCGAATGGTCGTGTTGCTCCTGCTAATACGTTACCAACAGTTGCTCCCATACCACCCATAAGAGCTTTAACGGCATCTCCATCTCCCTCAGTTATCATGCCTTGCACCATAGCGACTATCTTAGTTAGATCACTGCCAAACTGAAGGTCTGTGGCAGCTTGACCAATAGCTAACTGTTGCAAAAGATCTATCGTTAAATCTTTAGTATCGCCACCTGCTGTTGATACATTCATGTACCTTCCGGCAACCATAGCTAAAGAGAAAGGGAACATGTTAGTTACATCAATAACATCACCACTTCCTGTTTCCATTTCGTTCCAAGCATATCCTTTCTTCTCTTGTTGTGCCTGATAGTCTGAGGCTAATTTTAATGCCATACCTCCAACAAAGCCTCTGGACGCAGCTTCAACAGCCTCTACTTTTTTACCTGCACACACCGCTGCCATAAAAGGCATAGCACCTGTTATAGGATTCCAGTGATACGCTGTAGAAAATACGTTGTTTACAAACCTACCAAAAGGAAGTATGAACCCAAACCCAGGAATATTTGAAACCGTTTCAACTCCCTTTGCTATTGTCGATCCAAGATTTCCAGGTGAACGAAAGAAAGCCTCACCAAAGTTAGCACTCTGAGTTTTTCTAGTATAGTCAAATGCAAACACTGACTTCATGGTGTCGTCAAGAGCAGCATCCATGATGTCGTTATCAACGGCTGTTAAATCTCCCTTTGATAAAACGTCTGAAAAAGATGTTGCCTTTTGTAGGCGCAACTGTTTGTCGATACTAGCCATAAACATTTGACTCTTGGTTACACTATCCTGTAGCTTAACAGCAGACACCTTGTTAGCAAAGTCAACCACGCCTTCTGTAATATTAAACGCTAAGTTTGCTTTATCTATATTAAATCTATCTGCCGTTCTCTCAATACCTCCGGCAAATGTTTCAAATATTCTTCGTTTCGCTTTTGGGTCAGCCTCAAGAACTTCAAGGTAAGTATCAAACGTGGTGTATGGATCAAAGAAGTTTTTTAGTTTTATAGACTGTAGTTCAAACAAAGCTTTAGCCTGAGCAAGGTTCTTTGTGCCACCCTCTGTTAAAGGTCCTCCCTTTATAAGACCTATCATCCCATATGTGCCTGTTTGAAATAACTCAGCCACACTATTCGCAGCGTAGTAGCCACCAAAACCTAACACGTTTGCAGCTGTTGTCTGTGGGGCAGATACTAGCAATCGTTTCCATGTGTTCTGTATATAGCTAGGGTTTATCACACTACCCTGTGGTGTTTCTTGCATAAGCTCAACAGCTTCTTCTATTAATGCATCTGTTTCATTTAGTTTAAACTTTACATTACCAGACGCAAGAGCTTTAGAACTATTGATTGCAGATCCTTGAACTGCAGCTAAACTCTGGGCTGCATTTTGTATACTTCTGGAAACAACACTAGAGAGGTTTCTAGCTAGTATATCGGCTGTCTCCCCCAAGTGTATACCAGTGTCGTGATAAACAATCCTGCCTAGTTGTGACGCACCACCCTCAGACATTTGTTGAAGAACATATGCTATCTTGCCTCCCTCACTCATGCCAGAGGGCAAGCTGATCTCTAGCTCGTCCAATGTATCTAGTATATACGTACCATCTTTCTTAGAGCCTATGATAGTGCTTAGAGCATCATGGGATAAGAACTGTGTTTTATCTTTTATAAGTTCAGCAGGAAGAGTTTTTGTGGCAGGTATAAACTTTTCTACTATCAGATTACCATCAGCGTCTTCTCTAAAGAACTTAGCTTTCTTGTTTGTTCCTCTGAACTGTTCTAAGAAGGACTCACCTTTTAAAAACTCTTCTCCCTTAGCAGCTTGTTGTCTAAAGAAAGCATACTTGCCACTCTTCTCAGTCATCTTCTGCACGTTCTTTAACACTGCCCCTGAAAGTTTTTCTTTTTGTTCTTTCTTTAAGCTGATGCCTAGTTGCGTTTTAAATCTAGCTCTTTTAGTTTTCTTGTATATGCCAGATATATCTGTTTTTTCTTTTCTTCCTGGAATAGCTCTCATAGCCAAGCCTGTTCCTAAGCCAGAACCTGCGGCAGAAAACAATGTTTGGAAAGGGTCGTAAAACTCTCTAGACTGTGCGTCTATTTCTGTCGTCTGTAGCATTGCGTCTTGTCCTACAACCACACCGGCATCAGCCACTCCTGTTAACCCTGCAGCGTAGAAAGCTTTTTTGTTGGCTGCTTTCTTAACAACATCATTAAAAGCTTTTTGAGCAAACTCTTTGCCGTTCTCTCTAAAGCCTTGCATGTAGGCTTGTTGAGCAGCTTTTTTAACGCCTTGAACAGCGGCTTTTCCTGCGACTGCACCAACCACTTTACCTGCACCAAGACCAAAATAGGTGGAGGGTGATGTTGCTATTGACTGTATGTAGTCTCCAACACCACTAATAGCCCCTGACAGCCCATCGTTTACAAATACATTACCTAGTTTATCATATATGGAATAGGCTTCTCCTGCTCTACGCTTGGCAAACCCATCAGCTTTCTTCATATACAAAGCCTCACTTACAGTCACAGCTTCGTTAGTGTTAAAGAACCTCATGTGCTTTGTGAACTTATCAATAACTTCTTCACCGTCCATGTTGGCAAACTGCTTACCCTTACGATCTATCATGTACGCTCGTATAGGCTCTAACAACTCTGGATCAGTTTCTAAGTCTGTTATGGTTAAAGCTTCACCATTGTTACCGGCTCTAGTTGTAAGATCTAGTTTAGCTCTAGGTGGTTGGTATGTAGTCTCAAACTCATCAAACATTCCCATCTTTTACCTCGTGTCCATTACAAGTTCTTGTTCAGTAGGGAGTCTACCAAATTTATCTTTAAAGTCTTGTATTGCTTGATTAATTATTTCTTCTCCACCAACCTTTCCTCTGTTTTGTCTTATCAAAAGTCTTAGCTTTTCAAAAGCTTTTGGATCTATTGTAGGAGCTACGTTAAATATTTTATCTCCTTTTTTATACACAGGAACTACCTGATTGTTTTTGATTGTGACTCCGACAAACTCTCCTCCATCAAAGGTAGCATCATATTTTGCAGACTGATCCTTTTGTCTAAACTCCTTAGTTAAATCCACATCTTGAATTTTATATCCTTTACCTGCTTTGAGCATTTCTTGTGTAGTTTTATTATGAATCTTACCCATATGCTCTTCCAAAGGATCTACAGTTGTAGCTATCATAGGATCTTTAAAACCTTTCTTTTTTATGTAATCGTTTAAAAGATATGCTTGAGAAGCTTTTACTCTTAGTAATGTTTTAGGGGCTGCCTTACCTCTAAACTTATCAACATCCAAACTATAGAAATAAATAAACTCATTGTCTGAACTTATATCTTCCTCTTTTGTTAACTCAATAGGCTCACCAAACTCTGTCTCCAGTTTGTTTGTTGCCTCTACTGCACTACCAACAGTCTTTGTTATATTCTCTGCTTCTTGTTCTGGACTCTCCACTTCAACTTTAGCGTCTACTAAAAAGGAAAGTTGCTTCTTTGCATAGTCTGGTATGCCGTTTGGAAAAAATACTTGTGCTACTTTATCTCTTGCCTTACCCTCAGCCCACTTAACAAACATGTCATAAAACTTTCCAGAGCCATTATCTAGTTGCCTCTGCACCTGACCTCTTTCGTTGTCAGTAAGTGTTAATGTACTTAGAAAAGCACTATGATTTGAGGCTTTCTTAAAAGACGTAGACTCAGTAAAGTATCTGCTTGCTGCAAGTCTAGCTGTCTGTTCATCAACTACTTTTGGTAGAGAAGTTATTGAAGGAGTAGCGACTTGGAATGTACCCTCACCAAATATGTTTCTGTAGTCATCATCTTCTGCCATTCTATTTAGTTCAGCCACACTTATATTACCAAGATACTTCTCTGTTTCAAGCTTTCTTTTCATTCTCTCTTTAGCGTTGATACCCATAGCTCCCATGAACAGATTACCCATGTTAGCCTCTGTACTATCTGGTTTTTGTACGCTGTCATGCTCTTGTGCCAGATTAAAGGTCTGCTTCCAGAAGTCCTCCATCTTTATGTCACCTGTTTTAAACTGTTCTGGTATATCCATTAATGATTTTACTTCAGCAGGACCAAACTCTACGTTAGGGTTATCTAGTGTTTTTAGTTGTTGCTTTTGTATTACACCGTATAGGGACTGTAGGGCAGGTAATCCATCTTTAGCGTAAAACATGATAGCTCTATTAGCCTCGTCAGCGTTGAAGTCTGGTTGATCTGAGCCTAAAGCTTTTCGTATAGCTGAAGCATAGCCTTGAGCTGCCTTCATCTTCATCTTTCTCTCTTTGTATACCTTCATGCTACGCTTGGCTCGTTCTCTTTCTCTTTCACCAAACTCCTGTGCTTTCTTTTGTCTCTCCTGTATACCTCCAGTAAGAGAGTTTAGAAACGCTGTAGCAAACGCCTGACCATCAAAACCCATTACATACTCCTTGACATTAACCCACCACCTGCTTGAGGCTCTTGCTCAGGCATCTCTTGTGGTGCTTCTTGTGGTGGCTCTTGCTCTGTGGCTTCCATAGCTGATACCACAAACTCTGTGCCTTGATCTTTTTCGTCAACCTTTTCCAAAAATCTCTTAACAGAACTAGCCAACCTTTGTTTCTCCTTACCCTGCAATCTTTGCTCGTCTGTTACAGGCATCTCTCTAAACTCTACATCATATGTTTTTGCTGTACTCTTTATCACTTCATGTAGAACAGGAGCTATGAGTAGTCCAACATCAATGCTGTGTAAGCCCTCCATCACACCGTTCATGTATATACCTCTTACCAAAGTGGACAAAGGGAAGTCGTTTTCTAGAGCCAACATTATGTCGTCAACCGTTTCATCGTTTGTTATCTTTGGCAGATAAAACTTCAAAGCATCTTCTGGAGTGTCGTACTCTGGTGGACGCTCCCAAGCGTATTGCTTTGGCTCACCAGTTAGTGACTGACCAGGAATGGCTGTAGTAAAGTTTGGTTCTTGTATCATCTATGATTTCTCCATCAATCCTTTTGGTTTTGGTTCAGGTAGTTTAACCTCATCCAAAGCTCCTCGTTTTAAAAACTTTTCATAGCTTCCTAAGTTTATTTCTACAAACTGCCCCTCACCGTCTGGAGAACCAAACCATTTACCTATTTTCCTTACAAGATTATAGTCTTCTCCTCTGTATGCTGCACCACCTATTTCTTTTATCATGTTCATTAGTTGTGCTACTGAGGTTACTTTTTGTCCATCGTTAAAGTTAAAACGATCTGTTATTATTAAATCGCCATCTTCATTTATTTTAACATCTGCTTGACCAAAGGATGTTTTTAAATTAAATCTTTTATCAGACAAGGCAAGCTCCTCCGTTGAATCATAGCGAACATCAGAATATTTATCACCTGTTTCTAGATCTCTTTGCGTTTTCCAATCATCATAACCTATTTTTGCCGTCATGCCAGTTTTTATACCTGCATTACCTTCTAAATTATTATCTCTCCTAAGCATATCAACAGCTATGTCAGCTAATATATTTTTATAGTCTTTGCTTAACATCTTTTCTGTAAACTTGTAATTGTCTTTTATCTTTTCACTTGCAAGAACGTCTGTTGCGAACAATCTAACATTTGGTGGCACATAGTCTAAAACAGAATCCCATCCATTTTTAAGTATATCAGCTATGCCTTTTTCATCTAAGTTCTTATCTAGCACTAAACTACTGTCAATCTGATTATCCTTAGGAGTAGAAGCCTGTGCTTTACCAAATAAATTATCTAGGCTAGGAAGAGAAAATCCTGCAGTCACTACACCTTGTTTTTCATCTACCGTTCTTTCCTCAACACCTTCTTTTTTCTTAAAAGGATTTAAAAAACTTAGATCAACATTAGGTTTAAACTCCCCACCTAAACCAAGCATACCACTCTGAGTAGATCCTCCACTGCCCAAAGCCTGTAAAGTCTGATCTTTTACTTCACCTAAGTTACTGGACATGTTCTCTATAGCCACCTTTAGATTGTCTAGCTTTTCTCTTAGCTGTAGTTTTGTTTCCATAGAGCTTAGGTTCTTTTGTTCTATTTGATCTATTTCTTTTATGGTGCTTTGTATTTCATTCTTTGTTGTATCTGTAAGCTTTACTGATTCTAAATCTGCAGGATTTGCAAACATAGCATCTGCTCTACTTACGAGTAAGTTATCAAGACTGACACCTTTTACGTAATCTGTTGCAGACTTTAACAATTTGAAGTCAACACCGGCTACACCAGAAGCTTCGACTTCATTAGATAGATTATCCATTTCTACAGCAAAAGAATCTTTTTCGTTTGGAGGTGTTCTATCTGCCCTCATTGTGTCAGCATCAAAGTCAAAAGGCTTTACATTCTTCATATTACCTAAAACACTTTCAGCGTATTTCTTTGCTTGTGCTTTCTTTAAGCCTGTAGGACCACCGTTGTACTGTGCTAACATCCTGTAGTAATCTGTTGGTTCAGCACCGTATTTGTCTCTTTGTAATGCTAGATAGGCAACACCAGACTCAATAGACTTTCTTATGTCATACTCTTTAGACTTAGGATTCTGTTGTTCTCTTGTTATATCTAGCCCATACTCCTGATTAACATCTTTTAGTGCTAGTCCTCTAACCTGCATAAGACCTAATGCTGTTCCTGCATCTCCTGCTGCAGTGAAAGGATTTAGACCACTCTCTTTTATACCAACAGCCTTTACTAACTCAAAGGGCAGATTGTACTTTTCAGACATCTCATAGAGTATTCTATCCACGTTACTTTCTTTAGTGAGGATACCCGGTGGTTTTGTGTCAAAGTTTATTATATCTTCTTTTGTTTTTACAGCACGACTTAACTTTATGTTGCCCCCTGCATATATAAGATCTTTAGTTTTAATAGCAGGGTTGTCTTGATTTAGCTTCAGTAATTCTGGAATAGTCATGTTAGCTTTTTGTGCTATCTGAGAGAGCGTATCACCAGATTGTATCTGATAGTCATACTCTTCTGCTGCGTATGCTCCATCATCATTATCGTAAGCTGTTGCCAGAGCATTTGCAACAACCTTTGATGTGCCTCCAACATTTTTGTTGTCAGCTAACTGCTCTACTTGAACTTCTGCAGTAGGTGCATTAGTTTGTTTTGCCCCTATGCCAAGAGACTCCTTGACATTCTTGTCCTCCTCTTTGTCCTTATCAAAGTAATCGGATAAGAAGTTTTCTGTTAGTTGTTTTAAAGAGTTTAAATAGTCCATTCTATAACCTAAATTTTAAATATACCGTTTACAATAGCACCGGCAAAAGAACCCAATGCTGTAGAAAATGCTGAGTCTTTTACAGCGTCTGCGTTTAAATTCTCTTGCATCAGAGCAACTCTTCTGTTCTCTGCATTTTCAGCAGAAGTAAAAGCGTATGCCATTATATCTCGTTCTCTTTGCCAGATCTCGTCAAGACCTTTTTGTGTCAGTGCATTGGCTTGTAGTGCGTCTTGCCTATTAGCTTCGTTTTGGGCAGCGTTGTTTATTGTAGCCAACTGCTGTCTCCATTGTGCGTTAGCCTGTGCTATAACAAGCTGATTCTGAGCGTTAAACATATCTCTTTGGTTCTTTATAGAGGCTTGGAACTTCTCTAGTGCGTTCTCTTCTCCTGCATTGTACTGAGACATAGCGTTTTCTTGAGAAGCATTGAACTCAGAAACTTGTGTTTCTAGCTTTGCAAAGAACTGATCTGTTTGATTTTGACTAGAAGCGTTAAACTGTGAGGCCGCATTTTCAGCAGCTATATCTGTAAATAGTCCCTGCACAATAGACTGATTTTTAAACATATCATTCTGCTGATCTGCATCAAAGTTTCTCATGTCTGTTTGTAGAAAAGCATCAGCGTTTCTAATTGCAGCTTGTTGTCTATTGTTTAGGTTTGACATGTCAGCATCAGCAATAGCTGCAGCTTGTGCCATGATAACAGCTTGTTTGTTACCCAAGTTTGTTAGACTTGTTGTTTGAGCTAGTCTAGAGTTTTCTAGAGCTATCTGTACTTCAGCAGAAAAGTTTGTGTTAGCAATATCAGATATCTTAGCTGCGTTCTGTACTCTAGCCTGAAACTCTTGGTCAAACTCCATGCCAAGGAACTGCGCTCTTTGTTGAGCTGCCAACATTGCACGTTGCTGTCTGTTGCTTAAATTTTGCTCTTCAAACCTAGCAACAGTCTG